GTGAACCGCAGCGCGTGCGAGTTGGAACTCCGACGCACGCGAGACGCTCTGGCCGTCACGACGGCGAAACTTGAGCAGGCGACGCGGCAGAGGGACATCGCCGAGACGCGCGGTTGGCGATGGCTGAACCACGCGATCCAAGTGGACGATGCCGTCGATGCCATGATCGAGCACATCGAGAGCGAGATCGGACGGGGCCGAGGCGCGGCGGCGCACCATCGGATCCTCGATCGGCTCCACGAGCTCAAGGAGTCCTTCCCGACATGACGCGCTACGAGTTCTTCGTTCCGGGCAAGCCGCAGACCGCCGGCTCGAAGCGAGCCTTCCCGCATCGCACGACGGGCCGCATCATCGTGGTCGATGACTGCAAGGGCGGGAAGGTCTGGCGCAAGGCCGTCCAGTACCACGCCGGCGTGGTGTGCAAGGCGATGCTCGCGGGGCCGCTCGCGGTCTCGGTCGTGTTCGTGATGCCGAGGCCGCTCTCGCATCGCAAGAAGGACGGCACGACGGCCCCAGGTGCACCGCGATACCACATCGTGAAGCCGGACACGACCAAGATGCTCCGAGCCATCGAGGACGCGCTCACGGGCATCGCGTGGATCGACGATGCCCAAGTGATCGTGCAGACGGCGGCGAAGAGGTACGCGCGGTACGGCGAGGAACCCGGCGCGCGGGTGACGATCGAACCCTACACGGAGGATCCATGAGCGAACCGAAGCACGAAGTGATCGAGCACTCGCGGAACATCCACCAAGTGCTCCTCGAAGCCGATCACCCAGAGACTTGGGAGCATTGGGTGCTCCTCGCGAGCGACCGCCACCACGACAATCCGAAAGCCGACTGGGATCTCGAACGCAAGCACCTCGACCAAGTGGTCGCGCGCGGCGCGTCGTGGATCGATGTCGGCGACCTCTTCGACGCGATGGGCGGCAAGTGGGATCCCAGGCACTCGAAGGGCGAGGTACGCGAGGAGTACGCGATGGCCCCGGACTACCTCGATGCCATCGTGCGCGATGCGGCCAAGTTCTACTCGCCGTACGCCAAGCACCTCGTGGCGATCGGGCGCGGGAATCACGAGCAGTCGATCCTCAAGCGGCACGAGGTCGATCTCATCGAGCGACTGGCGGCGCACATGAGCCAGATCTCCGGACATCGTGTGTGCTCTGGCGGCTACGGCGGGTTCGTCCGGTTCTCCGTGAAGTTCCACGCGACCGAGGTCTCGGCGTTCACGCTGCGCTACTTCCACGGCTCGGGCGGCGGCGGGATGATGAGCCACGGCACGCTCGCCACGCGGCGCATGGCCTCGTGGACGGATGCGGATGTCATCGTGTGCGGCCACACGCACGACCAATGGGCACTCCGGCTACAGCGTGAGACGCTCGAAACCACGAAGGGGCGGTTCCATGTGCGGCTCCGCGACCAATGGCACATCCGCACGCCGACCTACAAACAGGAGTGGAACGACGGCTACGCCGGGTGGCACATCGAGACGGGCAAGCCTCCCAAGCCGACGGGGGCGACTTGGATGCGGCTCTCGCTCGTGCGCGTCGAGGCTCCCGAGCGCATCGAGTCCGCGAAGCCGAACAAGACTCGCGCTCGATGGCGCGTCGCGGCCCAGTTCATGGAGGCGATGTGAAGCCGTTCGCGTCGTTCTGGGCGACGCTGGCCGGCGTCCGCTACCGCATCCGGTTCGTGCGCTCGAGCGAGATCCCGTTCGATCGATTCGCCGACTGCTCGTCGCCGGAGTCGAGCAAGCGCGAGATCCGGGTGCGCCAGGTTCTACGCGGCAAGGCTCGCATGGAGACGGTGATCCACGAGGCGTTGCACGCGCAGACATGGACGCGCTCGGAGTCCGATGTAGCTCGCAGCGCGCGCGAACTCGCCGCGCTACTCTGGCGGTGCGGCTATCGTGAGGTCGAGCCGTGAATGGAGCAGCGGTTGTGTTCATGTGTTCGCTCATCGGCGCGTTTGTTGCCGCGCTCGTGTGGCTACTGGTCTCGAGACCGTGGGCTTGGAATCACGGGGTCGTGATACGGCCATCATTGCTCGGGCAACCCGGGCACAGGGTGAATCGAAAGCGGAGACGCAAGCCATCAAAGGAGCGAAGATGCCACAGTTGACGAGATCTGTAGTGCAATCGATCCCCGGAGCCGCGATCGGCATCGTGCTCTCGTGCGTGATGCTGCTCGCCGCCTATCTCGGCGCAGGGGCCGCCGGACTCCTCGCGGCCGCGTGTGGACTGATCTCGACGGCCTCGCTGATCGCACTCGTCTTCATGATCGACCGCCCATGAGCACGACCGAAGAAGAGGCGCGCTCGATCGAGGCCGTGCGGCGGTTCTGTTACGACCTCCTCGACCCCAAGGCCACGCCGCGCGTACCGCGTGCCGTGCGCCTGCGGGCGCGCGCCGTGTGCAAGCATCTCCCGGTCGATCTCGGCCTCTTCGCTACCCGCTACCTCGAGCGAGAACTATGCCGCGCAAGCCGCCCACGGTGAAGCACCAGACGCAGGCTTGGACGCTCCAGTCCATCGCCGAGCGCGACCGCGAGCCGCTATGCCGGATGTGCAAGGCGGCGGGACGGCTCACGCCTGCGGTGTGCATCGACCACAAGATCCCGCTCGCCGAGGGCGGATCGATGCACGACCCCGAGAACCTGCAACCGCTTTGCGCCTCGTGCCATCGCAAGAAGACCGCGATCGAGGGACGCGAGCGGCAGGCCGACCGTGGCCGATTCCCGAGCGAGGGTACGGTCGTGCTCGGCGCGCCGGCATCGGGGAAGACCACGCTCGTGAACACGCACAAGGCCGAGGGAGACTTCGTGTGGGATCACGACCGGGTGCTCGCGGCGATGCGTGGGCGTGAGTTCAGCGGCGAGCCAGACGGCGACGCTAGCGCGCTCGCGTTCATGGGGCGACTGCGGCGCAGCGTGCTCGAAGCGTGGCGCGACGGGTGGATCCCAGGTCGGCTCTGGTGGATCACGACGAACGCCGACGAGGCGCGCGCGTTGCGCGATGAGTTCCCGCGTGTGCGGCTCATCGTCGTGCGCGCAAGCCTCGACGATCTCGCGAAGCGCATCGAGGCGCGCCGGCTACCGCGCGAGCGCATGATCGAGATGCTGTCCGCCGCGCGAAACATTGCGGCGAGCATCGATGCGAGCGGGTTATCGGTGGAGACGGCGTTATGAGGACGCGCGATGAGGCCGATACAGCGGGTCGCGGCGCGTCGATCGCCACCGATGCCGCGAACATCTCGGGAGATCGATGCAGATTCGCGCAAGATCGCGTAAGATCGTGCGCGATGGGGGTATGGGGTTATAAAGTTTTGGGCCTCATAGACGGATATCCCCTCGCGCCTGCGCGTACGCGATTTGAACGGTTTTCTAGGATTTTGGATTGACAATGGGACTCCGTGGCCCTGCGCCTAAACCTGCCAAGGCATTGCGACTCGCCGGGAGCGTGCTCGCGGCCGCTCGCGAGAGTGCCGAGCCACCGAGCGACGAGGTTCTACCCGATTGTCCCGCGTGGCTCGATGAGGTCGGCCGTGCGGCGTGGGCCGACTGGCTCCCGCGCATCGCCGCGATGCAGATCATGTCGAGCGGCGACCGTGACGCGCTCGCTCTGATGTGCGACACATGGTCGCGGTACCTGGAGGCGCGCAAGCGTCTCTCCGAGGAGGGCGAAGTGATCCGCGTCGAGGGCGGCGACGGTCGCGTAACGGTGAAGCGAAACCCGTGGAGCGCGGTGCTCGCCGAGCACGGCGACCGACTGCGGCGCATGATGAGCGAGTTCGGACTCACCCCAGTCGGTCGTGCCCGAATCGGCGCGGCGAAGGAGCAGGCAAAGGATGCCCCGAAGGAAGACATCTTCACCAAGCGTCGCGCGTAAGCCGAAGAAGCCGGCCGAGCACCCGGCCGCGAAGTGGAACACAATCCCCGGCTATGACGCGATCGCGACGGCGGGCAACTGCACCTTCGACGAGCAAGCCGCGCTCCATGTGATCCGGTTCATCGAGACCGCGTGCAAACTAACCACGAGCACTTGGGCCGGCCTACCGTTCACGCTGCTCCCGTGGCAGAAGGCACTCATCGCCAACGCTTACGGATGGATCCGCCCGGACGGCACGAGGCGGTATCGGCGCGTTCACATCCTCGTCCCGCGCAAGTGTGGCAAGACCGAACTCGGCGCGGCCCTCGCGCTGTATCACCTCCTCGCGGACGATGAGCCTACGCCCGAGGTGATCTCGATCGCGGCCGACCGCGCGCAGGCGGGCCGATGCCTCGAGGCGGCGAAGCGCATGGTGCGGGCCGAGCCGATGCTCGAGAGCCGCACCGAGGTCTATCAACACCGGGTGATCGTGCCGAGCACGGCCGGCGTGTACAAGGTCATGTCGAGCGAGGCTCCGAGCGCGCACGGCCTGAACACGAGCGCGTGCATCGCGGACGAGGTGCACGCGATGGAGAATCGGCGCGAGCTGTGGGAGGCGATCGAGACGAGCGTCGGCGCGCGCCGGCAACCGATGCTCGTGACGATCACGACCGCCGGCACGCTCCGCGAGAGTCTCGAGTTCGAGATGTACGAATATGCGTGCAAGGTGCGCGACCGCGTGATCGACAACCCGTACTTTTTGCCCGTGGTCTACTCGGCGAGCGATGGAGACGATTGGACGAGTCCGGAGACCTGGCGACGGGTTGCGCCGAGTCTCGGGCACACGGTGCACGAGGGGTACTACGCCGAGAAGTGCAAGGAGGCTCAAGAGCAACCGAGCATGGAGACCCCGTTCCGCACTTACTACTTGTGCCAACATGTCTCCGCCTCGAACCGATGGCTCCGCATGGCGGATTGGGACAAGTGCCGTCTCGACTTCGACGAGTCCCGGCTTGCCGGCCTCCCGTGCTACCTCGGGATCGACTTGGGCGAGACGAGCGACCTCACCGCGCTCACGGCGGTATGGCTCGACAAGGACGAGGCGTGGGTGCGCTCGTGGGCGTTCGCGCCCGAGGAAGGAGCGCAGCGTCGGCAGAAGCGCGACAAAGTGCCCTACCTCGACTGGAGCCGGCAGGGGCACATGAGGCTCACGCCGGGCGACGCGACCGACTACGAGTTCGTGCGGCGGGAGATCCTGCGGATCGTCGGCGAGCACAAGGTGCAGGCGGTCGGGTACGACCCGTACAACGCGAGCGGCCTCGCGCAGCAACTCGAAGCGGACGGCCTGCGGCTCAAGCGCGTTCCCCAGTCGTACTACTACATGGCCGAGCCGACCAAGCGATGGGAGGCGATGGTGACGAATCATCGGCTCCGGCACGACGGCAACCCGGTGCTCACTTGGGCGATGTCGAACTGCGTGGTCGAACTCGACGCGAACTCGAACCCGCGCCCGAGCAAGCGACGGTCGACGGAGAAGATCGACCCCGTGGTCGCGGGAATCGTGGCCCTCGCGGTAGCACTCGATGCCGCGCCGA